GCTGAAGAACTTACCAAAAAAAGTTTTGCTCTGGTCAATAACCCTGATAAATATGACTTTTCTGAGATAAAAAACTTTGTACAAAACATAGGTGGAGTGCAAAAAGAATATGAAAGTAAAATGGATAGGGTGGATGTTGACCCTTTACAACTTATAGAAGATGAAGAAAAGTTTGGAAATGTAAAATTTAATATTAAAAGATTACAAGATGCAACACACGGAGTTGGTGGTGGTAATTTTGTAGTTGTATTTGCTAGACCCGAAGCAGGGAAGTCAGCTTTTTGGATTAGCTTGGTGGCAAACAAAAATGGTTTTGCAGAGCAAGGAAAAAAGTGTCATGCTTTTATAAATGAAGAACCTGCAAAGAAAACTTATGTCAGATTAATATCTTGTTGGACAGGCATAGTAAGAGATTTAATCAAAGAAAGAATACAAGAGGTCAGAAAAGAATGGAACTTAATTAAAGATAATATTTTTGTTTATGATTCTGTGGATGTGAGTATGGGTGATTTAAATAATTATTGTGAAGAAAATGAAGTTGATGTAATAATTATTGACCAACTAGATAAAATAAATATTCATGGAAACTACAACGCACAACATGAAAAATTAAAAGAGATTTATAAACAAGCAAGAGAATTAGCAAAGAGAAATAATGTGTTAGTTATAGGTATTAGTCAGGCAGGTGCAGAGGCACACAATCAACAAAGAATAGATTTTAATTGGTTAGATAATTCTAAGACAGGAAAAGCAGGAGAGGCAGATTTAATTATTGGTATAGGCAAACCTAGAGATTCAGATAAAGATTATGATAGGTGGTTATACTTATCTAAAAATAAATTAACAGGCGAACACATAGATATAGAGTGTTCTCTTAATCACACACTATCGAGGTACGAATGATAACGACACTAGATGTAGAAACTACATATCAAGAGGGCGACCCTAGTCCTTACAATGATAAAAATAAATTAGTATCTGTCGGTATTAATAAAGAATATTATTTTTTTAATCACAAGGATAATCCTAACGGACACGATAACTTTGATAAGATACAAAACATTTTAAATGAATCTACTCTAGTTATTGGACATAATTTAAAGTTTGATTTGAGTTGGATGTATTGGCAAGGTTGGAAATATAATGGTGATATTTATGACACAATGCTTGGCGAATATATAATTAGAAGAGGACAAAAGGTAGATGAACATAATAAATTAATATCTTTATCACTAAAAGAATCTTGTAAAAGAAGAGGGTTAGGAATTAAATCAGATATATTCAAAGCATATACAGATGACGGATTTGGTATTGATGAAATACCTATGGAAAAATTAGAAGAGTATGGTCGAGTTGATGTTGAAATAACTTACAAACTATATCAATCACAAATACAAGACTATCAAAGACCTCACAATAAAAAATTAATACCTACAAGAAATATGATGAATCAGTTTTTAAGAGTTATTATAGAAATGGAAATGAATGGTAATTGTATTAATGTAAATAATTTATCAGACATAGAAAAAAATTTAACTGAAGAACACTACAAACTTAAAACACAAATATCAAAAACCATTAAAGATATTATGGGTGATACTAAAATAAACATATCTTCAGGTGAGGACTTATCAAAAGTAATTTATTCAAGACAAGTACAAGACAAAGATATTTGGGGCAAACTTTTTAATATTGGCATAGATAAATATTCTGGTAGAGCAAAGAAAAAACCTTATATGACTGACCCACAGTTTAGAGGCATAGTAGAAAAATACACTGATTTAGTTTACAAAACAATAGCTAATGATTGTTCTACATGTAAAGGCGTTGGCTTAGTAAGACATATAAAAATAGACGGAACACCTTACAAGTCTATGAATAAATGCAAAGACTGTAAAGGTGAAGGTAAACTTTATGTTAAAACAGACGCAGTAGCAGGATTTAGGTACAAACCATACTCTTATAAAGATACTTGTGACGGTGGATTCAAAACAGATAAGTTTACTTTAGAAAGGATAAGCGTATTTGGTCGTGGCAAAATAAAAGAGTTTGTAGATTCTCTGATGAAATTTAGTGCCAATGAAAAACTACTAAATACTTTTGTTTCTGCATTAAAAGATAATGTAAGACCTAGTGGAATATTACATCCTTCTTTTCATCAGGTTAGAACTGCAACAGGAAGATTATCTAGCTCTGACCCTAACTTTCAAAACTTACCAAGAGACGGAGGGATAAAAAAAGTTATTGTTTCTAGATTCAAAGATGGGAAAATATTTGAAGTAGACTTTGCACAATTAGAATTTAGAACTGCAGTATTTTTAGCACAAGATAAACAAGGCATGGAAGATATTGCTAATGGTGTAGATGTTCATCAATTCACTGCAGATATTATAGGTTGTACAAGACAAGAGGCTAAGGCACATACTTTTAAACCTTTGTATGGGGGTATCATGGGTAATGAAAATGAAAAAAGATATTATAAAAAATTTTTAGAAAAGTATAAAGATATAGCTTCTTGGCATAAAAACTTAGAAGAAAAGGCCATTAAGTATAAATTAATATCAATACCAAGTGGTAGGGAATATCATTTTCCAAACGCATATAGAACAAAGTGGGGTAGTTGTAGTCATTCAACAACTGTAAAAAATTATCCTGTTCAGGGTTTTGCAACTGCAGATATAGTTCCTATTGCTTGTATAAACATTTGGTCTTTAATGAAAGAGAAAAAAGTAAAAAGTTTAATTATCAATACTGTTCATGATTCTGTGGTGATAGATGTATATCCTGGGGAAGAAGACACTATTGAATCTATAATTAAAACGGGTTGTAGTAGAGTAAAAGATTCTTTATTACAACTTTATGATTGCGACTTCAATGTTCCCTTAGATATTGAAATTAAGAAGGGCTCCAACTGGCTTGACTTAAATGTCGCATAATATACACTAATAACAAATAGGAGACAAATATGTCAAACGAAATAACAAACCTAGATAACTTATCCTCAGACAAGATTATGAGTTTTATTGGACAAGATGCTTCAGTAGACCCTAAACTTGCAAAGCTATCTATCAACAAACAATCCGAGGATGACGCAGGAAATAAATTACAAGTTGGAACTTTTAGACTTGATGGCACGACTGCAGGAACAGTAATTGGAAAGCCAATATTATTTAGACCTTTACTTACGACTTATCAATACAAAAAGTATGATGAGGACAACGAAGAAAACAACTACAAATCTGTAATGTTTACATCATGGACAGACCCGATTCCTGATACAAACGGAACACAGAAATGTGGTAGTGTTGCAAAAGCAGATAGAGATAAGTTAGACCCTATTGAAAAGTTAGAGCAAAATAAGATTACTTGCTATAAACATACATGGGGTTTAGCTACTATGAAAGGGTTATCGCCTGAAGGTAAAGAACTATCTGTGACTGACGAGCCTGTGTTATACACGGCAAGAGGTACAAACTTTTTACCTATTGTAGAAGTATTGCGTGGTCTAAGTAAGCGTGGGAAGATAATGTATAATAGTATTATTGAGTTTTATGATACAGAAAAACAAACAAAAGGCTCTAATACTTGGTATATTGGAAAGATTAGAGACACTTTCAAACATGCCGACTTCACAGACAAAGATAAACAAACTTTAAAAGGTTTTCTTGAAATTGTAAAAAGTGAAAATGATTATGTACTATCCGAACACAACGCAAAACAAAAAGCGAAAGGTGAGGTACTAGATGATGACATAGTTGCAGAAGTAAATCAAAAGTGACTTTCCTAGAAGAAGTTAAATCTCTTTTAGTAGAATCACAGAGGCGACCAATAAAAATACCTGATGAGATTCAGAAAGAATTTGCAAAAGATTGTTTGAGTGCCGTTCAAAAACAATTTACTGACAAAAGAGAATCTGAATTTAGAATTAGGATGTCTAACATTGGTCGCCCCTTATGTCAACTACAAATGGAAAAAAAATATGCCACAGATTCTACAGTGGGATATGCAGATAATTATAATACTAAATTAAGAAATTTATATGGGGATATAATAGAAGCCGTAGTAGTGATGCTTCTTAGAGTTGTAAAAGTTAATATACAAGGCGTTCAAGGAAAAGTAAAATTAAAGACAAAATACTTTGACATCAAAGGCACATATGATATTATAATAGACGACAAAGTATACGATATTAAGTCAGCTTCGTCTTTTTCTTTTAGAAATAAATTCGGTCAAGGTTTTCAATCAATAGCAAATGATGATGTGTTTGGGTATTTACCACAAGGATATTTATATGCACAATCTTTAAAAAAGAATTTTGGGGGTTGGATTGTTATTAATAAAGAAACTGGTGAGATGTTAATTACAGAACCACCACAAGAAGATTATAAATTTAAAAGAGAGGCATTAAAAAGAGCCAACACAAATATAAAGGCTCTAATGAAGGATGAACCCTTTGAAAGGCAATTTGAATTAAAGAATGAAAAGTTTGGTAGGAATGAAACAGGGAATAAGGTTTTGGGTACGGTATGTTCGTACTGTCAGTATAAACATAAATGTTGGGGGGATGATATCCAATATCTTCCACAACAACAGTCTAAATCTGCTAATCCCACATACTATTGGTATGTCGAACTTAATAATCCAAGGCAGGTAGAAAGTGAAGAAAGTCAAAAGAAATGATAGCACTGTAGTAAGAATCTTTGTAAAACCATATGGTGAACATAAATATGCTTGTGGTGTAGATGATACATTCAAAGCTGATACTCCTGAAAAAGAAATGGCCTATATTGTAGCTTTAGGTCTAAGACAAATATCTATTGATGACCCTGATTTAGTTTATGGATTAGGTAAACAAGTATTTGATTTAGAAAAAACTGAAGAAGAAAATAAAATAATTCAACTAGAAGAGTGGAGGAAAAAGTTACACTAATGTGGAATATTAATTATTTAATGGATGGTAGAAAAATATCATTTGGTCGTGGCCGTTTTGATAAGTATTGTGTTTATGTGGGTAAACAAATTGGTGAAAATGCTTTCAAAGATGGGAGTATATTTGGTATGCTACAAAATATTGACCACAATAATGATGATATATGGGAAGATATTTGCACTATAGAAAAATCAATAAATAGAAAACAACCAAAAGTAGAAGATACTCAAATTAATTTAATAAAAAGTATCACAAAAAAATATGATGCTAGTATTAGGCTAAAAATAGATTATGCGTTTAAAAATTGTTGTTACGGAATGGTCGCTGAAGAAAACAAATATACACCTAATAAAAAAAGATTTCCTGCAGGTAAGTATATTAAAAAACTAGGATTTTATCAGTCCTTACAACTAGATATGGATAAAGAAAACGCTGCAGAATTTAGTGTGGGGAAAAGTTGGAGGGGAGAACTAAAACCTTTGTGTGAAGAATACAATTTATTACCTGATGATTATGAGGACAATGATGAGAATAATTAAAGACCCATTTACAGGAGACTTGTTATTGTCTCTAGATTCTTTTGAATCAAAACAAGTAAAAGATAAAGGATATATAAAGATATCCACTAAAACAAATTTTTTTGGTTATCTAAAAATATTGCATGATGATTTATCTGCAATAATTACAGAGGAACTAAGAAACATACAACTGCATAAGGAGAAACAACAACATGCAAAAATACGAAATAAGTCAAAAGCTAATACAAGCAATAGTTAACTTTTTGTCCACATTACCGTGGAATCAAGTTAATCAAATACTAGGCTCAATAGCATCAGAGGTAAAGGAAAATGAGGAAAGGAA